CATAACACTACCATCGGAACCGATCGTCTGAGTATTCGACTCCTCGCCCCAGGTCAGAGTAATTCCTTCTTCAGCACTCGCAGTCTCAACTGCAGCTACTGTAAAGTTGGAAAATGGACCCTCATAGGTGCAGACAACATCTTGAAAGCTGTAAGTTGCATAGAGAGGCGTCATTTCAAACCTACCATTCTATTGACTCTCTGCACTGCGCACACGCATCGGGTTCCACAGCATTGCACCAGTCAACTGCCCATCGGCAGCCTCGACAATGACACTCTCGCGGCAATCGACAAGATGCCATTGGCGCGGCGCATTTACTGTGTTATAGCCAAAATCCGGGCAGCGTCTGGTTAATTCGGCTGACCAACTTGGCGGCAAGAATGATGGCCAGTCTGTGCGAAAGGCTTGCCAGACCAAACGACCCCAGCCATATGCCCAGAAAAAACGTTCCAATGCCGATGCACGTTCCAGTGAGCCACTGTTAAAGTGCTCTGAGATGATAGTATCGACCGGCCCGATCTTTGGGTAATCAACTGTCGCCCGCCAATACCGCGTAAAGGCCTGACTATTGGCTGAACATCTATTGGGATCGTCTAGCGCAATGTTAAGCCGCGCAATGAGTTGTTGTGTTGCTGGTGCTACGTCATTTCTATAGGCTACCCAGCCAGTGCCACCACAATTTGCGCCGACAAAAAACTGCACTTGATTTGGCGTGCCACCATCTTCAGTACTGTCGATCCGTGTTGTTGGTCCAATAACTAATCGCTCACCACCATCCTGCGGCGGGCGAAATGGACCAAAAGGGTAATAACCCCAGGTAGTTATGACACTGCCATCTGGCAGTAGAAAATTTTCGGTTGACTGATGATGCCCAAAATCGAAACGACGACAGGTGATTGGATCTGATGCATGCAATGGGTTCTGCACGCCATTGCCGTCGCACGCACGCGATTGGACAAGATAGTCTATTGGATTGACGGTTGCACTACCCGGTGGTGGTGGAGTCGGATTACCGCCACTGCAACTCGCCAGCAATAGCAATAATAATCCGGCACAACCTATAGTTACTGATTGACCCATATTAACACGTCTGCCGTGTGTATGGCTCCCGCCGTCTTTGCGGCAATCTGCATCAATGGCGCTCTACGAGCCTGCCGATCGGCTTGGTTCTGCAACAGCATACTGGGTGTGAAAATATAGAACCCAGGCACTAGGTCACCCTGGCTTAGATCGCCAAAGCCTTGTGCGTTCCACGTTCCAGTGGCAAGCCAGCCATTTGAAACATACATTGCACAGCCCGCCGCTGCACTGGTCTTCAGTAACTCCATCCCCGCATCCGTCTGCGGGACTTTCGTGATCGCAGTGTAGAGCGTATTGAAGAGTCGCGCTTGCACTTCAAGCGCCAGTGCATCAGCGCCTATGATAGTGTCAACAAATTCGCCACTAGCACTGGTACCATATTGGATCAGTCGCGCGCCGTTAGCATAATTGACAAACACATTGACATGCTTGCGTTGTAATGTATTGGCCTGTTGCGTCGAAATAGTCTCAGCGATCACACCTGGAGCCTGTTTGTACATCAAAGTTATTGTAGTATTTGAACCTCCCCAATGTGTCGTAAGTATACGCGCTAAAAAACTCATAACAACAAAGTAATTGGTCCGTGAGAACATCACCGCCGTTTTATTAAACCCATAGCTCGCCAAGATATAACCAATATCTACATCCGACATATCGGATAATGAATGCTCAGCATCAGTGGAAACCCCATAGAAATGTGGAGGATCACTGGCTTCAGAATATGCCGCCAGCATTTGATGATCTTCGTCATCGGCACTGGGGCAAACCAGTGCATACCATTTTGCAGAAAACAACCCATCGATCTCAACGGCTGCCGCCAATGCAGTCTCCGGTGCTAATCCCGGCACAACATAAGCGGCAGGCCCATGAGCCATGGTCATCTTAAGCATCTCAGAGATATCAACGCCGCCTGTTGCTGCAGTCATAAATGAAATGCTCGCTGTTGGACCTGTCGAATTAGTGCGCAGTTCGAAGCGGTCCATGCGCGCATTCCATATCATAGTTGCAGCAAATCCTGCCGCCGTCAGTGCTGTATTGATTTGCGATGCAACGCCATTGAGATTTGTCTGAGTAGCAAAACTTACTCCCAGGACATCGAGTGGCCCAACGCCATCGACAGCAATAGCAAAGCTACCACTGGTGATTGCCGCCCACTGACTAATGCGCTGCTCAGCAGGCGCTAATGACGCACCAATCAATATCCCAGGCGACGGCACTCTGACCCAGCGCCCGATATGCAATGAGTGTGGACTAGGATTCTGACTGAACCAAGTCAACGCCGCTCGATATTCCTCAGTGGTTGTATCAAATTGCTGCGCAACCTCCAAAATATTGGCATATTCCCGCATCCGCTCAGTGGCATCGATCACATCAGATGTGCCCAATAGCATACAGGTATTGACACTCTCAGCAACAATAGCCGGTGTCGTCAACGACACTTGGACAGTGACCAGCCGGGAAACCGGCAGCCCAGAAGTCAACGGCATTTACTGTCTCCTTTAAAACACCCCACCGTCGATGTCATCCGGCCAGTCACCGGGATCACCGCGTGGTATTGTGAATTGCAGTATCGCATCAGTCGCTGAACCGATATTGATAACGGCTGCATTACTACCAGGAGCACCAGTCATTGTCATACCAATCTCAATCGTACCAGCGGGGCCGATCGGCCCAGGTGGTCCTGGCGGCAATGAAACTGTGCCGTCAAAGATTTCTCTAACACGATTTTGCAGTTCAGTAATCTCGATCTGCGCGATATTAAAATTATCGCGCACACTCGCAGTTGTCGGTGTGCCAAAAATCGGAAACCGGGGATTAATTTCTGATGCCATTACCACTCAACTCCATCCCAATATGATCGATCTGGTAAATCCCATAGCGATCCGCCAAGGTATCGATCCCAATAACCTCTCGGTGTTATGGGTGGTTTAAGGATCTCTTCTAGTGTACGCACTGCACGTTGTGATGCACCGCCTCGAACCCACTGGACAATGTCTTGCGGCTCCAATTCCATCATTGGGCCGATAAACATTGGTTTATCTCATAAATTGCTGTCTGATTTTGTTCCAGAACGATCTCGGTGGTGCAGTATAGTCTGCCTGATAGCCACCGGGATCAGCAGTAATGCGAAATGGCTGTTCAAGAATATTAAGGATTGGATAATCGCGCCGCACAATACGCCTAAACGTCAGTCGTTTGTCCACCCGATTAAGCCACTGCTCCTTAATAAATTCTGGTGCCCAGACTGTCTCACCAGTTTCAGTAAATGCCAGTCCAACCAAACGCAGTATCGCCATATTTTGCCAGACTGAACTGTTATTATGCAGACGACTAGCAACTGTTTCACAATCTGGCCCATAAAACGAAATCAAATATTCCATTTCTTCATGACGCTGCATTGCGCCATAACCATCTGTCAGTCTTCCTTCTTCAAGATCCCATTCCGATCGTGCCTCTGAGACATTACTGCGATCCGCCACTGGGCGCACATCCCATAAACTCTCAAGTTGATCCCAGACAGTGCGCTGTGGAATACCTCTGCGGCCATTGTGACCAACCCAGGCATAGACGCCAATAGGCCGCGCTCTTTGTAGACCCACTGCAGCCCAACATGGCGTATCAAAGTCTGGAATATTGGGAGGTACTCTCTGCCAGCGTGGGCGCACCAATGTGCTATCAAGACCAGCAACACCGGCAACCCATTGCTGCAAAAAATCTTGTAATTTTTGTCCCTCTAACCAGTTAACTGTCCACCATTGGCCAACCCAGCGCTCAATGTCCCATTGGGATGCTGGATCTGGTCGATTACTACCCGGTCCAGATCGGTCATCCCATTGTGTAAAATCCCGATCCCAGATCGAGCGCCGATCGCCCCATTCTACTGGCTTTTCCGGCGGCGAACTAGGCAGTTCACCTTGTATGATGCCTTGGATAGAGCTATTGGGTGATTGCCACGGAATTGGCATCAGTGCAATACCCTCTTACGTCCACGCAATAAATCTACATTATGAACAAACATTTGGCCAAAGTGCTCTTCCAATACAGGATTATCACATCCAGTAACAATTGTTGCAGCAGTAGCCGCCAATGCACTCAATACGATATAAAGATTTTCCTGGCTCGGCGGTTCACGCTTCAATATATTCGCGCAAGGCGCTAAAAGCTGGTTCATTAGTGAGGCGCAGTCATGATCATATTCCATGCATCATTCCCTTATTGTTTATCTCGAATAGCATAGGTAATCGCATTGCGATAACTTCCAGTGTCCCAAAGCGGTTTTGCACCGCCAACCTCACTGCGTGCTTTCTCAATAAGTGTCAGCCCATGCCGCCGCTGCCGCGCTAGTCGCATACGCTCTTGGCGTGATCTGACACTGGGAAATGCTTCCTCACGCAGTTCACGCTGATATTCTCGCCGCAATGATCGCGCAGTAACCCGCCCCAATAAACTCTCAGGTTGGATCTGTGGTTCCAGCCCCTCCTGAATCTTATTTTTGACGCTATCTCTAGCAATCCTGCCAATCTCGTGAAAATAACGATTGACCATTGACCCGACATTGCCACGCAGTGCTATGCCGCTTACTAGAACATTCCTAGCAAGCCCTTCCAAATGCCCTTTTATAACTTCCTTTTGATCCAGTATGCCTTCTCTCAAATGTGGACGCGCTGGAATATTCTGTGCAGCACTGCCAAATTCGTGGATATAACCGATCGCCGCATTGCCGATCGGGCTGTCACCAGAACGCTCATTCTTCTCTGCCGGTATACCAATGACCAATTCCTTGGAACCCAGCGCATTGAGCGCCTTGGCAAGGTAGTCTGATTTACGCTCTGGCATCACTGGGATCGCATTTCGTTCTCGTCCATCAATAAATCAAAGGTATCGATTAAACTATTCAGTATCACAATCATACCGTCAATATTCACTGGTTCATTATCACAGAGTGCGGTGATAAAACCAGCCTCGCTCGCCTTTATGATCGCATTACGAAATTCGATGAGTGCTTCCATCAATTCGTCGCGTGCCCGTAAAAGCCGCAGCCCCACTAATATCTGGTTATTGTTAATCAGCGCTCCCCATTGCCGGCTGATGAATGCGCTCAGTCGGGATCGGCTGACCATCTACTGCATCGAGACTGATGCAGTGCACATAGGTGTAGCCTCTACCGTAGTTACTAAAATCCGAAAACGAATCGACTACAAACAATGAGCCATGCCACTCCACTTCATCAGGGTGTGTTGTTGTTGCTCCACTAACAGGATCACGCACTGGGCCACGAAAACGAAATCTCGGACTGTAAATATCAATCCCCTTATTCATCATCTGATAATCGGGTGCGCGATTCAAATCCGCTGGCGATGCGGCAGTGACAACGACATTGGTTACCCGATGACGCGTCTTATATCGTCTGGCGCGACCGTATTGATCAATCACCTCGACAATCCTGAATACAGTTACTGTATCAAGAAACGAGGGATCAAAAGCATCATTTACGTCATGTGAAGGAATGGCTGACCTCCACTAAAGTGCGCCCTATTCCTGCCCTTTAGGCGCGTGCGGCTGCATGCGGTAGCGGCCCACAAAGACAGCAGTGGCTTGCCGCTGGCGGGACTAAGCCACGCAAGTACCGTCAAGTCCTTACGTAAGCTGTTGCCGCAGCCAAGAGCCTACACCTTTAAAGCAGCCCTTTCAATGACTCCAAAAATGACTAAAAACGACCAACCAAACGACCACCAAAATCGCTACAGCAACAATGGTAATCCACAAAATCGACTTATCACACCAGGAAGGAAGTTGCACTATTCAGATTGTTGCTGTTGCTCACGTCGCCGCTGTCGCGCCTCACGCAGTAATGCGCGCTGCAATGCTATACGCTCCTCTGCACGCCCAACAGTGCGCGGTAATTGCGAGCCATAAACGTCAGTCACTCCTTCATAAGTGCGTACTTGATCATCAGCCGTAGGGCGCGATACTGCCATGACGATGACACAGCGATAAACGCCATCGGTTGTCATATAGTACACACCATAGGGACGGCGTCGGCTAGCTGCCATTAACTTGGGATAATTGGCTCTGCCCAACAGCGACAATTGGGAAAATCACCTGGATGGTGCCGATCACCGCCTTCTTCTGCTACTGGTGGATCAGCCCATGAAAATTCGTGTCCATTTAATTCTTTATGCATTGGACGAGTCGCATAGTCCATTGCGGCATGCCAAATATAATGTGTTGATCCAATAAATTCCGCTCTTGCCCTGGTGATGGCGCTCTGCGCCTTGCTCGCCTCAGTGCGTGCAATCAGTGTCGCACGATTGTCAGTCATCTCGTGAATTTCTTTGATGCGCGGAGTTATTTCATCATAACGTTTACCACCTGTCGCTGCTTCAAAAGCAAGTTCCTGCATCTCGCGACCAGCTTCCAATGGAATATCCTTGATCATTCTGACTTGATCATCAATTAACCGATAAACAGTCGCGCCGATCGGCGTGTGTCTGACTTCATCCCTCAGTGCAACACCAAGATCCTTTGCAGTCTTAAACCATGCTCGCTCATCACGCTGGGCAACGTCATTGATAAATCGTGTTGCCGTCGCCTCTGCCCAAGGCGTTAACATATCAGAATATTGTGTGATCAATTGACCCAATCGTCGCATGTCGTCTTCATTGGTTGGGTCAAATGGATTAATCAAATCTTTAACGTGCCGCGCTACCTGTCGCAGATTACTGCCATAGCGATTAAACGCCGCTCGGACCTGTTTGAAATACTGCTTTTGCTGTGCTGCGCGACGAAAGACTTGATCACTGGCCAATGGCGGAAATGGTTCGAATTGCAGTGACGCAAACAAGTCGAGTTGCTGCATTGCATCTCACCTTCTTGCAGTACGCACTGGCCTCC